GGTGTAGGCGCTGAAGTGCTTACGCAATTTGCGCTGCCGGGCATCGCCGCCATAAGCGCGGTGTCAAAGCTTAGTAAACTAGGTAAACTCGGAGCCACCGCAAGAGCAGGTGGTCAAGCATTAACATCACGCCAAAAATACGCATTGCTCGCGCAGGAAGCTGCCGCCGCAGGAGCTGCTGACTTTGTTGTGGCTTCGGACGGCACAACAACTATCGGGGATTTTTTTGAAGGTGGGCCGACACAGACCAGTAATGAGGTTGGTCTTGAAGGGCGTGAAGAAGCACTCCGCAGATTAGGTAATAAACTTAAAATCGGTGCTGAAGCTGCGGGGATCACGGCTGCTGTTCCTCCGCTCTTGGGTCTTGTTGGCGCCGCAGGTACTGCACCAATTATAAAAACAGGGACGACCGCCGAAGGAAAAGCAATACGCGAAGGTGTCACTCCAGTTACGTCAAGATACATCCTTGATAAAACTGGTAAGATCGGTTCGTACATGAAAGAAATCGAGGCACAAAAAGCTGCTGGTGAGCAGATGGGAAAACTACAGGCCGGACTAGCCAACGCTGCATCTGCACTTCGTTATCGCGGGTTTCTTCCTGATGAAGTAGCTGATGTTAAAGCTTTGATCGAAGGTGGCACACAGGCTGAAATTAGACAGGCAAACATACGTCTTAACCGGATTCAGCAGGGGCTTGAAAAATCTATTTCTAAGTATGCAAAAGAAGGCGCGGAAGACTCAAACCTTGCTCGTCAGGACTTCTTTAACAAGCTGGAAGACTTTCTTACCGCTGAAACACCACAAAAAAGAACACAGGCAATTAAAGACTTGCCGGGGTGGGCGCGTTCTGATGCCACTGCTATCCGTAAGCAGGTGGATGATCTTAGTAATGATATGCTGAACAGCGACTATATAAAGGCACTTGAAGGTAAGACAAACAAAAAAGGGCAGGATCTTGCGGAACTTGCTCGTGCTGAAATACATCGCAATATGGGTTCGTATCTTCGCCGTAGGTACGAAGCTTTTGAGAACTCAAAATATAAAGTCAGCAAAGAAAACATGAAGGTTGGTGTTGCTGGTTTTAAGCGAGACATAAAAGAAACAGAGTATGAGCTAAATAAGATCCTCGAAACCGGAAGAATGACTCGATCTCAGCTTGGGTTAAATGATGAAGGTAAACTTCTTAACGCAAAGGTTTCAGACAAACAGGCGAGACTCGCCGCTGAAAATTTTTTAGGTAGAAAGCTGGTTAAAAACAAGCCTGTTAAAAGCACAGGCTTTGGTTTTGGTGAAAGAGCGCTTGAGTACCGCGTCGACACGAAAATGTTTTTGAACCGCGCTAGGGTTAAAGATTACCAGAGAGCACTGCTTGGTGAGATTAAAGATCCTCGGGAACAGGTTCTTGGTACGGTTGCTGATCTTGCAGAGTTTAAGGCTGTTGATAAATACTTTGGAAAAATTCGTGAAATGGCAGAGTCAGGAACTAATCCGGGCGTGTCAAAACTATTTATAAATACGGACGGACTTACAAAGCAGGGCCTTAAAGAGTTAGCAGCAAAGGGCTATCGTGTTTTAGGTAGCGACGCTAAACGTCCGGGGCAATCTCCTTGGGGTTCCCTTGAGGGTTATGCAGTTTCTGAGCCTGTTTATAACCAGATGACTCGCGCTGTGCTTGCCGACGAGGGGGTTATTTCAAGTGTCATACGAGCTACCTATGGTAACTTTTTAAAACTAAAGGGCGGATCACAGTACGCAAAAACAGTTTTGTCTCCAACCACCCAAGTCAGAAACGTAACCACAGCAGCGTCTTTTGCACTCGCTAATGGAAACATTGGTCGTGGAGCAAACTTGCTTGAGTCTTTGCGTTTGACTTTCGATGACATTAGAAAAATGCCTCCGGAAGCGGCGGCGGCTGAACTAAAAGAAATACAACAGCTAGGTGTGATTAGCTCTCAGGCTGAACTACGAGAAATTCAGGACTTGATTGCCAAGGGTGTGGGGCTTGATGCAAAACAAGGCCGGCAATTTGGAAGCAAGTTTACGGACAACGCTATTGGATCCATTTTAGGTAAGACTGGCAAGGTCGCCGAAAACATGTATCAAGGCGGAGACAACCTGTGGAAAATCTATAGCTACAAATTTGAGCTAAACAAATTAAAAAATGCATTGCGTGACGCTCCGTTAGATGAACAGGTCTCTGTTTTGAGTCGTGGCCGCATACCAGACGCGCAAGCACTACGCAGCACAGGTGATACTGTTGAGAGCTTGTTTAAACAAGAAGCCGCACGAATTGTGCGCGACACTGTACCAAACTATAATATGGTGCCACAGGTTATTAAAGAGTTGCGCCGTCTCCCAACGGGTAACTTTATAGCGTTTCCCGCTGAGATTGTTCGTACTGGCACAAATATTATTGCTAGGTCGCTTGATGAAATGGCATCAACCAATGTGAACATACAGCGTATAGGTCAGCGTAGAATCGCTGGGTTTTTAACTGCAACAACCGCTATTCCTATTGCTGCATCAAAATTTGCTCACGAAGCTAGCGGTGTGACAGAAGAACAAATGCAAGCATACCAACGGTCTATGGCTCCTGAGTGGGAAAAGAATGCGCGGCTACTTCCTGTCAGCATCGATGAAGACGGCAACATAAAGTATGTTAATTTTAGCTACTCAAATCCATATGACATGCTTGAGCGTATTGCTATTGGGGCTATAAATAAATATGAGGAAACAAAAGGTCGGGGCGGTAGCACTGCTGCCGCCGTAACTTGGGCGACCAACCAAGCACTAGGTGAATTCTTCCGACCATTTACAGAAGAATCTATTGCTCTTGGTGCACTTCGTGATGTGCTTGATCCAGAAACAGAAATCTTGGGTTTAAGACAAGTGGGACAACTTGTTGGGGGTCGCGGTGGAGAAACAATCACAGGAGCTAAAGTTTATAACCAAGAAGACAGCCTTGGTACAAAGGCAAGTAAATCACTAACGCATGTCTTTGGAACAATGATTCCGGGGGGTGTGCCCGTAGATGTTCGCAGTGGAGAATTTGAACCAAGTCGTTTAGCCCGATCAATGATTGCAAAAATATCCCCGGAGGGTTTGGCTGGGATGTCACCAAAGGATCGCCAAGGACTTGAGCGTGAGCTTACACAAGAGCTTGCCCGTGCGATTACAGGTGTCGCAGAGAACAGCGCAGACACTCCTCTTGGCCTAAAGTATAGAGGCTATGAGTTTTCCGGGAGACGCACAAACGCCTCTAACATTTTGAATACTGTAGCAAGACGAGGAAATGTAACTTCTTCAGACCTTATCTCTGCTTACCAAGCTGCGAATGAAGCTCGATTTCGTGCCTTTAACGACTTTTACCAAGTGGTCGAAGACATGAAAACAATTGGCTTTAATAACAACCAGATCCGCAAAAAGTTAAAGGAAGCTAATGTGGGTGGTGCCGACATGCTTGTTCGTGGTAGATATGAACCACTTGAGCTTGGTGAAAATGTTGAAAAAGAAATGAGGCGAAACGGTACTATTAGTGAGTGGAGAGACGCTAAAAGAAAACTACGAAGCTATTATATAGACCAAAGATTTAGGGACTTTACGGTTGTAGAACCAGAACAAGAAACTCCACCCTCGGAACTTGGCCCTGTTTCTCAAGCCCCGGCACAAACACAACCATCAGTTGCCGCAACCACACCTCCTCCTGTGGTAGCGCAAGCGGGAGCCGCTCCAGCCCCTTCGGCGGCTCCCGCACCTACAAATAACGACCCAGCTACGTTGGCCGCAGTGTTGCCAGATCAAAGAGATCAGGCCCTAGCCGCACGTCTGAGAGGTATAGGATGAACAAAGATCAGCTAAGAGAAGAGCTTGCAGAAGACGAAGGCTGCAAGTTTGAAATATATTTAGATCACTTAGGTCTACCAACTTTCGGAATCGGAGCGCTCATTAAGGAGCACGATCCAGAATACGGTCAGCCTGTTGGTACGCCCGTGTCAGAGGATCGGGTGCGTAAACGCTTTAATCTTGATATCGCTGTAACGATCGAAGACTGTCAGGTTTTGTATGATGACTTCGACGATCTGCCAGAAGAAGCACAGCTAGTGATCGCGAACATGATGTTTAATATGGGAAGACCACGACTCAGCAAGTTCAAGGGCATGAAGGCTGGGGTCGATGCCAGAGATTGGGAACGCGCAGCCGACGAAATGGTCGACTCGAGGTGGCATGATCAGGTTCCTAACCGCGCAAAGCGT